TCCTACATATGATTCTGATTGGACTAGTGTAACTATAACAGGTTCTGGTACTACTCATCATTATGATATAGATAATACGAATACGAATAATTTCTTTTTAAGGAATATATCTGGAAGTTATCCATCTCATACCTGTAGAATTTCTTTATCTGATAATGCACTAAATTCTGATGGTATAATAAAAATTCCATCTGTACAAAATAGAAACGGTGTAACAATTTATCTATTAGATAAAAATTTAAATAGTATATTTACTACTTCTAAGTTATATTTTTTATACACTACAAAAAATATTCAAACAGGATCTAATAATTCATATCCATCCTCATGGTCTCCTACTACTCATATGAGTATACCACAAGTAGGAAATAGTTATACTACCCAAACATTCTCTACAGGCACTACAACTGCTTTTAATGGTTATATGGATATATTTGTCTATAAGAAAGGCATTGTATTTGAAATAATCTCAACTAGTTTCTTAACCCCCTAATATATAGATGCTATATTGGCAATAAGGAAAGCATATATGAATAATTACATATCAAGAGATAATTATATGCTATTTAACAGCGGCAAGGTACTTTCCGAGCCGCTGCCTTCTATAGCACCTTATACTTTAAGATTCTTATTCTTAGATGACAGTAAGTATTATAACCCATTGAATGATGTCTTTGATTATGGAACATGGACTCAACGGTCTGATACTATATGGGATTGGACTTATAACGATCCTATATGGACTCTGCCTTCTAACCTAACAAGTTCTGATACGAATAATAATTATAGAAGTATATTTTCCAAAAATGGAAGTAATCGATTAGAAAATGTTAAGTGCAAGATTATAGACAGCGAAACGTCTAATGTAACTAACATGCGTGGATTATTCTATAACATGGATAGACTAGAAGGCGTTGAAAAGATAGATACAAGCAATGTAACTGATGCTGCATCTATGTTTAGGACAGCTGTATCCAGCGCAGCTACAGGCGTAGGCTCCGTAAAGTACGTTAACAGCACCTTAGATTTTAGAAAGGTTAAGTACTATAATGGTACTACATGCCATGGATCATTAGATCATTTATTCTATACACAAGGATATTCTAACGCACCTTATAGGTTGACTACAGTGCCTACAATTCTTTGGCCTGATATTGAGACAGTTGGTTATATAGTAAATTTTAGTTATATGTTTACAAATCAAAGAAATATTACTAATAACTATGCAGGTGTAGTATATCCTACATATTGGCAACAACTTCAAACTCATAGCAGCTGGACAGATGCTTGCTATAGATGTGGTGATCTTGGAAATGCTACTGCATATGCAAATATACCTTCAGATTTAAAGTGAGGACTTATGGATGAGAATGTAAATATAACCTATAATGGACGTCCATTATATTATGGGCTTAATGATAGTCGTTTAAAATTGTCTGATAGTAGCGAACGATTTACGAGTCCTTATTCTATAAGATTCAAATTTGGTACAGACAGAAATACTAACGAGCTATTTAATCCATTAGATTATTCATGGAGTAAAGGTACATGGCATCATGTATCTGGATCTGTATGGGAATGGACATACGAAAATACTGTATGGAATAATAATGGTTCACCTATATTTGGAATAAATCCTCATTTTAATCATATATCATATACAGACGTTATAAGTATAAATGCAAGTGAAGTAACTAATATGGATAAGTTATTCTATAATATTAATCCTACCCCACATGACGGACAAGCATTTTACTATACAGCAGGTTTACAATTTGCTAACGTAACGTCTATGGAAGAGATGTTTTATAAAACACCAGTGAGTTTAGATTTTCAATACTTGAATGTTCCTAAAGTTAGAAATATGAAAAACTTTATGAATCTTACAGGTGTGGATCTTACTAGATGGGATGATGAGTCTACATGGAATTATCCACGTGGATTTACAGGAATAAATATTGCAGTAGATCCTTGGGATGAAAAACCTTATTTAAGATATTGCGATCTTACTAATGCATTTAAGGGATGTATAAATCTAACAGGTGAAACTGCATATGCAATGTATACAGGACTATCTTTAGTCAGCCAGTCTGCTACAGATGGATGCTTTGAAAACTGTGCGGTAACAGACCCGGATCCATATTCACAAAGCCTATATAGGCAGATCCCTTCTTCTTGGAAATAGTGGAGGTATACATGAAGGACATTATGGGAGCATTAGATAGTATAGGCAAGAAGGTAGGTACAGCCGCTGCAGTGTTAGCGGCTTATCTATTCTTTCAAGTTCAAGAGCTTAACGAGAAAGTCGATAAGCTAGAATCTAAGACTGAAGCGATCACTGAAATTAAAGCCGACTTAGCTTCGATCAAAACTAGTGTTGACTTAATATTGAAGTATAACCTTAAAGAAATTAAAATGAAGGAGTAATATGTCTACACATACTAGTGTACTATGGACTACTGACCAAGGGTTAACCACTACCCAAAAGGCTCAAGCCAGACGAAATATTGACGCTGCATCTAGTGCAGATGTATTAGCCGCAAAGACCGAAGTTGTACAAGGCACTGGCGTAAATGTCAGCGAAGCTACAGGTGCAAACGGACAAAAGGTATATACTATATCTAACGCCTATGAAGCCCCGGTACAGAGTGACTGGAATGAAAGCGATAATACTAAGCAGGATTATATTAAGAATAAACCTGCCAATCTAGTGCAGGATGCTTCTTATGTACATACCGACAATAACTTTACCAACACGCTTAAATCTAAGCTTGAAGGTATTGAAGCCGGAGCAGAAGTAAATGTACAGAGCGACTGGAATCAAAGCGATAATACCGCAGATGATTACATTAAGAATAAGCCTTCTAATTTAGTGCAGGATGCTTCTTATGTACACACGGATAATAACTTTACTACGACACTTAAGAATAAATTAGATGGTATCGCTGCTTGCGCAGAAGTAAACGTTCAATCCGACTGGAACCAGACTAATAGTTCTGCTGATGATTACATTAAGAACAAGCCATCTAATCTGGTACAAGACGCTTCTTATGTACATACAGATAATAACTTTACCAACACGCTTAAATCTAAACTAGATGGGATTGCAGCTGGTGCTGAGGTGAATGTACAAAGCAACTGGAATCAAACTGATTCTACGGCTGATGATTATATTAAGAATAAGCCTGAAAACCTAGTACAAGATGCTTCTTATGTACACACGGATAATAACTTTACTACGACGCTTAAGAATAAATTAGATGGTATCGCTGCTGGCGCAGAGGTGAATGTTCAATCTGATTGGAACCAGACTAATACTAGTGCAGATGATTATATAAAGAATAAGCCATCTAACTTAGTGCAGGATGCATCCTATGTCCATACAGATAATAACTTCACCACTACCCTTAAGAATAAATTAGATGGCATAGCTGCTGGAGCTGAAGTAAATGTACAAAGCGATTGGAATCAAACGACTACAACCGCTGATGATTATATTAAGAATAAGCCTACGATCCCTGAAGTGGTAATGATACAGAATACCCAAGGTGGAGCCTCTGAATCTACGGCATCTAAACTGTCTATAGACCAGGACTTTACAACTGTATCTCTTAAGATAGATTCAACTGATGTAGGTGTAGGATATCTTGTACCTAATGCTCCGCAGGGTGCTACCACCAAGAAGATCCTAAATCTTCCTAATGGTCAAGGCAATCCGCTTTGGACTGATCCGGATCCGACTATCGTCTACGTAAGCACTAGCGACACCTACGCTACGGTTAATGGATACCGTCAGGCTGGCTACGAGGTTATCTTGCGTGTCTATCCGACCGCAGACAACCCACTCCATCAGGACTTCAGGCTTTCTCAGTACAATCCTGACGGAAGCATGGAGTTCGAGTGCATCCGATCTGGTTCAGGCTACGTCGTCGCTTACAAGTACGGGCTTAACTCTAGTGGAGTGTGGACTCGTACGGACACTAGTGTGTCTCAGTATACTGGCATCCAGATTGATGGCGTTGGTCGTAACCTACATCTTAACCAGAATAACTATATACAGACCAACCTTCCGGGTGGAGTATTTAACGCCCCGGTATCTGCTGGTAATAGCTTCGAGCGTCTCTCCGGCGCAGACTTTGCTGGAGCTTACATGCTTGCTTGTCGCCATAATGTTAGCGGAACGTACGAAATCGCCATTGCTTATACAGCCTCCGGCACGTCTAGCACGTACTGGTTCCTTGGTACAGAAACCATTGTCGCAACAGACAATACGGTCACTACCAAGCAGGCTGTCTACAACGCAACAGCTTATTATACTCCGTCTAATAGATTTGGCGGCACACAGTCTACAGCATTTGATCCGAATAGCCACAAGGCCATCATCTATAATGGTATCGGCTTGATCGGCCCGTGCTCTGACTGCAAGATCGTTATCTATAACGACAACGGCACAGTTAAGCTTGCATTTACTGCTATCGAAGTTGGTAAGGTTGGCTCAACCAACTAAATATTACCTATCACTCAAACGGAGATATAATCTCTAATAAATAATCCCTATACCACGAAGGTATAGGGATTATTAACTTACCAAAAGGATTACAATGAATCTCGATGCTAGTCTATTTATAGACAGTCTAGCAGTTGTCTATTAGAACTTAAAGTTCTCTTTCTTAAATCTGTATCTTACATACTCGTTAAAGTTATGTTCCGTTTTCCACTTGTTATAAATAAAACCACGTTCAAGTTTACTGAACTGCTTTAGATATAGATATACATCGATAGGAAGATTCCTCAACCAGGACTTATTACCTGTATCGATGCAGATCATTGCAAGGGATCGACTCTTAGTGCGTTCCCAGTAAGACGGAACTTCTTCAGAGTTAGATACGAAATACTTACGATTAGTGTTAGCCATATATTTATACCTCATTAATTTTAAATGGTCCACAATAGTAAGTTAGTTTAATTTTGCGAAAAATCCTTAAAAAGAATTTTGCAACTCTCTTCATTCATTTTATCATATTCATCACGGGACATAAACCGGCTATACACGCGTTCAAACATAAGGTCGGTATTACAGATCGTAGGTCGATGATCATATATAGCACATCTATTTTCTGCGTCTAGATGTTTACATATACCATCGCCACGATCATAATCTTTCATGAATGAAAAAGAATTAACATGCCTACAGCATTGTGCTTTACATTCAGGATTACATTTAATCGGCATAATAAAATCCAGAGGGTTAAAACGCTTTTAATTTTCTATACCTGCGTTGATATTCATTCTTGTCATCACAGTACCTAACGCCATATTTATTAATGCTACGATATACCTTTAAATTATTATCAGCATTCATTTTTGCGTTAACCCATCTTAAATTAGAAGGCCTATTATCATCACGTATTCTATTTATATGATCTACCTGATCATAATTATCAGGCTTACTATGGAAAGCAAGTGCTATAAGCCTATGTATTCTAAATGTTTTATCTATGCCATTTATTCTCTTTTGAATTACTCTATAGCCTTTCGTAGTAATAGTACCTTTCTTACGGCATAGCTTACCATTAGAATCAATATATTCTACTGTACCATCATCATAGCAATAGAATATATTACCTTCTAAATTCAAGGTTCGTTGTATATTATTCATCTTTAATTTCAATCCAGAAATCATTAAACAAATCGCCCTGACTAGGTACCCAAGGAATAAGCTTTCCTTGTGCGTTATGCAAATATAGATAAGGACACTGCATCTTGCTGAATTCATCAGGATATTGTGCAGCCACCCACTGGTTCTTTCCATTCCAAGTAATTGCCGCCATCTTACGACCAAGTTTAATAAGTTCTAATGCAGCACTAAAGCTATATGTTTCTACGTTGATTTGTGCGTTCATACTTCTGCATATACCTCTTTTAAAGATTCATGGATTACTTGAATAATATCTACTATATTAGAACCATTACATTCAATAGATTGAGCGCACGGATCTTTAAAATTTTCATCATAGATATTAGAAAAGTATTTTACGTTTTCAATATTATAAAGCCTATTAAGCCATACACCCCTTTGCTTTTGAGTCATAGGCTTAAAGAACTTTAGTTGAGCAGGGGATAATTTCCCACTCCGGGTATTTCTACCTTTAGAATTGATGTATATAATTGTATCAGGTTTAAGGCTCATATGTTACTCCATAAAGAAATAATTATCTTCAGGGTCAGGAAATGCACCAAGCATATATGCTTGCATTATATCTAACAACGGTTTAGAATGTCTAATTTCAGCCCGTCTAGCTATGCTACACATAGCATCAGATATAGCAAGTACTATACGCAACAACTGCGGTTTAGATATATTATCCTGTGGATATTCAGGGAGCTTTAATACCTTAGCATATTTATACAAATAAGTAGGAATCATTTTATGGATGATAAACACCCATGTTTTAAAAGAGAAGAGGTGCCTAACCCTTTTAAACGGTCCTAGACAACTGCTATTATACCATTCAGAAAGAATAGGCAACACTTCTATATTAGACAATCTAGGGATACAAGCTTTAACATCCCAAGATATATGGATACGGATTCGTTCGGCTAGTACAGACCTGTAATCGGAGAGAGCATTCTGCGATTGAGCGTAATAAGACGCTTCAATATCACTTGCAGAAGTCTGCATAGCCCTATTATATAAGTCGCTATTAGCGGAGTATATAACGTTTTGACTAAGATTTGGTTGGTCAAACCAGTGTTCGATTTCTAATTGTCGATTCATAGTATACCTCTACATTTTAATGTTATCACATTAGGATAATCATTTCACATGAGAGAGTATATTATTCTTTAATCTACTAAGAAGAACACTAAGAACAAGACATAGATTAAATGTAAGTATAAATATAGTATTATGCTTCATCAGCATAAATTCTTATAGCCTATACATTCAAGAAAGGTTCTATATAGACGAGGGATAGCACCTATCGACTTCGTGAGTCTCATGCTGATGCTCTATCTATATAGAAAGCTTCTATCTATATAGGTATAAACTTTAATGGACTAGGATCATATATCGTCAAGTACAGGTTATATATTAAGCTGTGCCAGGAAGGTTCTAATGGTTCAACGTGGTCTCGGCTTTATAACCTGTATCTATCAGGTATATAATCAAAGATCTAGTGACTCATATTCTATTATCTAATCCTCAATCTAATGCCATACAGCCGCAAGTGTCCAGTGGTATCAGGAAGCTGCTGGGGATTAAACATAGTTGGATAAGATTCAAATACCGAATGCTATAATCTTGCCATCGCATTTAAGAGTTAAAATGCTAGAATATATGCCAAATGAAAAGTGGTTAGAAGTCCATATAGAACTTCTAACCAAATCTACAGACGTCTTCTAGAGATCGCCTTTACATATAGGAATATGTACTATGCATCACATTGCAATAATAGGTTCATTGCATAGAATAACCACTTTGCTCCTATCTTCTTTCCTTAATGGTTTTCCCTTAATGGTACTTTCCCCTTAAACCCCTATCCCCTTAATCCTATTCCTTAATTCTATCATCTATCCTATTGTTAATTAGGATAAATAATCATCCTGAAAAGATTAATAGTAAAAATAATCCTATTTAAATTAAAAAATATAAAGACAATAATTAGTTATAACTTTTATATTGAATTAGATTTAAATTTTATTTACACTATTTTAAAGAATATTATACTTCAATTAGGAAAGTATATATTTAATCCAATTAACAGTTAAATGAGAGAGCTTATGAAACTAAAAATATCTATACCTATAGATGTAATTTATATTATAGCTATAGTGTTAATAACAATTAGAGGTATATATGGGTTTTAATAACCATAAAACGAAAGAAATTACAGTTGATAATTCTAGATCGAAGGGTGATTATATTTATCTTTCCAATCCTAGAGGTATTAGGGTTAATAAAGATGCTATGATTATCGAGGTCTATGACAGAAAGCTTGAAGATTATAAGCCTGCTAAATTTACTAAGGCTGGAATGAAAGGTAATTATTATCCTGCTGTATTGGTTAATAAGAATCTTTATAATGCTATTCGTATTATTGCTACCTTATTCGTTCCTAATCCTAATAACTATAACTATGTCTATAGTCCTAATCATTCATTAGATCCTAACCTAATGCAGTGGATCCCTACTCCTTGTAAATCATTTGCTAAACAGTTCGTTACTTCTAATGAAGCTAGAAATGAATTATCTAAATATGCTCCGGGTTCTAAGGAATATACTGATGCTTATAATAAGCTTAAAGGTTCTGATGGGCTTACTAATTCTCAAAGATTCATTAAGCGAATGAAGGATGCAGGATATGTATTGCTTAATAAGAAATACAGTCCTACTAGAAGATCTGTATGGGTTACACCTACTATTAAGTCTAAAGTGATTACTGCATTTAATGCTGGATTGCTTAATAATAAAACTATGGCTCAAATCTTTATCGATGAAATTAATGCATTGCCTAAGCATAATAAACCTTATAAGGATACTACTTCATTTGAAGCTAGAAAAAAGATTATCCTAAAGGGTTGGAATCAATAATTGATTATGATAATCCTATTATGTAGGATTATCATAACTCATTCATTGAATATTCATTCATGAGGTATTTATGTCTAAAAGTTTAACCGAAGAAGCTATGGAACTATTCTATCTGGATAATCCTAAGTATCATCCAGTGACACACGAATTAATGGGTTATGTATTGCCTGATCCTGAAGTCCTTAAACAAAAGGTCAAAGATGCAAAGTGCAACGGCTTAATTAAAAAACGTGCGTTAGAATTGCTTCCTGAAATTCTTTGTAAGATTGAAATTGAACAGAGAAAGGAAGCTAAACATGACTCCATCATTAATGAAGTATGCAAACACAGTTAATGCTATTGATCGAGCCAACGGTAAAAAGCTTGTTAGAGTCTTTAAAGCTAACCCGTCTTGTTGTCCGCAATGTAGAGCAATGAACGGTAGGACTGTAACGGTTGATAACCCGCAGCTCTGTACACATCCACATTGTAGATGTAGTATAACCAAAGAATATAAATAACCATTCATGTATAGAGGTATATATGAGCACCAAATCAAAATCTCCGTCTGCTAATGCTCAACAGACTCCCCCTACAGGTTATGCAAAGCTTCTTCAAGATATGTCTGCCCTTAAATCTAGGGTTGATATTCTTGAACAGCAAGTAAAATCTATTCTAGATAACCCTTCAAGGTCTGTTGATGACGAACAGAAAAAATTTCTGAAGGAGTTATTTAGTAATGTCCACGGAAATTAAACAAGAAGATCTTAAGCCTAATGAATGTATAATTGAAGATCTAGGTATGAAGGGTAAACCTAAATACCTTAAGCATTATGTAAATATTATATTCAAAGACTTAAGACTTGATAATGTAGTTTATGGTGAAAGTACTAAACGGTATTGGATAGCACCATATTGTAAGGGCCGGAAATATTGGGTCAAAGAAGAAGACTTATATAAGACTATATTCGAAGGGTTTATTCCAGACTACCATGAAGGTAAAGTCAACCAAGGTAAACACCAGCATGGTAAGACTACCTTAAAAACTAAAGTAGCTGTAGACCATACCGCAGATATTACTGCCCGTAGATCTTCAACTTGTATTAATTATCTATGGAAAAATATTAGGGATCCTAAGATAGATGCTCGTAATCCTATAGATAATGACCGCTATCATACTTATGATATATCAATGCTTCTTATATCATGTAAAACTATTGGTCAATTTATGGATGAGGTTCAAGCCTTCTTGCCTGACCTTATTAAAACGCCTAGTGAATTTGACTGGTACTATTTAGACGATCCTGACCATCAGGATACTTCTAATGATATTAAGCTTAAGACTTGGTATACTAGACAAAGGGCTAAGTGTAAAGTAATCTTATCTAAGCTTCAATTATGCTATGGTGGCCTTCAAAAGAATGGTTATCAATTCTTCTTAACATCTTGCTTTACTAAAGAATTTGGTAAGCCTGAAACCATTAAAAAGACTAATGTAAGTGTGGAAACTAAATCTGAAAAGGTTAAGGCTGAAGAAGAATTAATTGCAGATACCACACCCCCTGTAGTGAATATTAATTTCTGCGAAGAGGTATCACATGGCTAGAGTCCTTAATATAACGGACTTTAAGCTATTACCCCATCAACGAAAGGTATATAATTCTACAGCTGAAGATATAATATTCTTTGGCGGACGCGGCTGTGGCAAGACTTTCCTAGCTTCTAGATATATTGCAAAGTATCTGGTTGAAGGAAAGAATGTAATCTGCGCCGCACAAACCTTTAAGACACTTAAGAAAGTTCTATTCAAAGAAATTATTAGGTGCCTAACGAAATGGAATATACGGTTTAAAGTCAATCAAACCGATATGACCATTACTACGGAGTTTAGAAGCGAATGTTATTGCTTTACTTACTCCGAAGGGTCTGTAGATAATGTCCGTGGTTTAACTGGTATATCATTAATTGTAATCGATGAAGCAGCATTATGCTCTAAAGAATTTTATGAAGTATGCTTGGCATGTTGCCGTGGCGTTGATAACTGGGGCCGTCCTGTAGGCGCTCCTCATAGCCTATTAATTTCTACTCCTAAAGCTCATTCATATCTTAATCAAAGAATTAAAGAAGCTTTACCGGGTGAAGTTGAAATTGTAACCGCTACTACATTTGACAACACAACGTTAGATGATAGATATGTACAAAGACTTATTAAGGACTATGGAAATACTTCATTCTTACAGCAAGAAGTCTATGCACAATTAATTGATGACACTGCACCTGATCAGTTAATGTCTTGGATTGATATTGATGCTATGCTTAATAGACAAGCATCGATATATGGTGATAGAATCCTTGGTATAGACCTGGCTAGATATGGCGATGACTCTAATTCTTGTTGGTATAGACACGGTACTTTATTAAGGCGTGATTGGAAGATTCAAAATATTGATAGTATAAATATGTATAATATGATTGCTTCTCAATATAAACCTTCTGATCTAGATATGATTAACCTAGATGGTACAGGTGGATTTGCTTCTGGTATAGCTGATTTACTTAGGCATGGTGGATATCCTGTATCTGAAATTAATCTTGGCCAAAGATTAGGTCCTGATTCTAAATACCTTAATAGACGAGCTTTGATGTATGCTTGTACTGAACAAGCTGTAAGATCTAATTTATCTATTCAACTTGTAGATGACATAGATAAGGTTAAAGAAGAATTAGCAGCCCAAAGAATTATAGTTAGGGAAACGGATAGTAAGATTGCTGTCCTACCTAAAGATATTATTAAGAAAGCTATAGGTCGAAGCCCTGACGATTCTGACGGTATAGCTTTAACCTTTGCTCATGCCCATCCTGATAATGATATTTATAGGGTATTTACTTCTATTGAAGTTCAATCTTCTAATGTAAACGATATTATGGCACAATTAAATTCCTCAACCTCTTGGAGTAATTAACAATGATTGAAGTGGAAGATGATAAGAGCGTCATAGACCGAATGAAAAAATTCGGTAAACGTAGCTCTGATAAATATAAAACTATTATCGAAAGAATCAAATATGAACGAGCATTTGCGTGTGGCGTTCAATGGGATGATCGAGATAATAATAACCGTGGAGCTGATAGAGCTAGGTTCGTATTCAATATAGTTGACAACCAGATTAATTCCGCTGTCAATCCGTTTAATGCACATCCTTATAAGATTTCTTATGAATCTTTAGTGCAGACTCCGGGGGATTTAATTGAAAAATTAAATCTATATGCGCAGAATATATCTAAAACTGATTCAACTAAAACCGCTGCGGAACTAGCTTTGAAGAGTATGGCTACAGCCGGGTATGGATATTTCTATGTAACCACCGACCTTGACGCTAATAAGAAAGCTATTGTAGCAATTTATCCTATTGAAGATACCACGCTCGTTATTCCAGACCCTGATTCTACTGCCCTTGACGGTAGCGATTCTAGGGCTATGGCTATTATCGAACACATGTCTAAAAATAAAGCTAAAGCTTTATATGGAAATGATGTAATCGAAGATGGATATAGCGGTGGAAATAATTGCTTGGTCAAAGACTTTGGCGATGCATGGAACAGCCCGGAAGATTGTATTGCATTAGTAACCTACTATGAAATGACTGATAGTAGAAATGCTTGTGTAATTACAAAGATGATTGGAAATAAGATTATATCTTCTGTAACCTTAAATATTACTCATATCCCTATTGTAACCTTTAAGGGATCTATATCTTATGATTCTAAAGGCGATACTGAATATGTAGGTCTAGTACATAAGGTAATTGATTCGCAGAGAATTATTAACTATGCTGAATCACAGCTTGTAGAAAGATTATCTAATGCCCCTGTACCTGTAATGACCATCCCGTCTGAAGGGATTGACGGTAATATTGACCAGTATAAAAATATTAATAAGCGACTTAATCCTGTAATTGTAACCAAGCAATATACTAAGGATGGAAAGGAAATTAGAGAACCTAAACGTGTCGATAATACTTTCCCTACATCTGATATAGGTGCTATCCTTGGTCAACAGAAAGCTATCATGACTGAAGTGTCTGGTATGCCTTTGACTGGATTGATTGACGCACAGGAACAGGAAACGGCTACATCTATTCTTCTTAGAAGTAAGAGTGTTGCAAATAATATTTCTCACTTTACTAGCCACGCTAAAACCAGTATGAAATTCCTTGGAATTCTTCTATTAGAATTCTATAAGATATTAAATACTGATCCTGCGTTGGATACTTCTTTGGTCGTAACTAACGTAACTGAAGGCCCTGAAGATATCTTTAATGCTGATGAAGCTAAATCTAAATTAATTGCTATAGCTAATTTCCTACCGCCGGAAGCTAAAAGCGTAATTGCTTATAATCTATGCCAGTTAGATATTAACCCTGATGTTAAGAAAGTTGGTGAAATGATTAAGCAACTTCTACCGCCACAAGCCTTAAGCGATAACGGACAGGCTATGATGCTCCAGCAGCAGATTCAAATGATGCAGGAAAAATTCAAAGAAGCTATGCTTGCAAAGGATAAGCAGATTAATGATCTTAACCAGCAGGTATTAAGCTTACAGCTTAGAAGTAATTCTGATGTAGCTATACAGCGTATGAAGTCTACTACTGAACTGGCTAAGGCTGAAATGGATATTCAAGCTGATAGTCAAAAGCAGCAGTTAGATATTGCAGCTAAAGCTAATCTTGAAAATGCAAAGCTTGCAGCCCAGGCTCAACGTGATAGGGAAAAGCTTATTGCAGACGCTATGAAGTTGCAGTCTAGTGAAAATAATTTCTATAATCAATTCATGTAATTTAAATCCTTATACCTAAATTTGGTATAAGGATTTATAACTAATTCATTGAATATAAGAATATATTCCCGATAGACACGGCATTGTCAATATGAGAGGTAAACTACCATGATTGATCGTTTAGATGAGATCATCGATTCTATGGGTAATGAGTCTGAAAATACAGAACAGCCCACGTCCACTCCTGACACGACGGCTTCTACAGAGTCTAACACTTCGACGGAAGTACAGTCTACTGAAGATAACCCTAGTGTAGAACAGAACACTAATACACAGCCTTCTAACGCTACTGAAGAACAGGCTAGCAATTCTTCTACAGCTACTGAAGCTCAACCTAGTGCTACTGAAACCCCTAAACAGGAAGGGTCTAACAACCGGAACAAAAATAAGTACACACATGAAGAACAAGTCGCTTATGCATTCAATAAGCTTAACTCTAAGTTCTCTCGTACTAAGAAAGATCTTGCAGAAGCTCTTAAGCAGATCGAAGAACTTAAGAAAGCTCAAGCCGCAAGACCCCCGGTAAATGAATCTAAAGCTCTTGGACCTGAATCTTTTTCATCCCAAGAAGAATACTTTAAGTATATTGCTAACCAGTCCATCATTGAACAGCTCCAGAAAGCTGCTGAACAGAAAAGATCTAATGATGCGCAGTCGCAAGCTCTTAAGGAATCGCAGGATAGGTTTAATTCTAAAGCCTTGGAAATTTATAATACCCCAGAAGCTATTGAAGAATACAATACTGTCGTGGGGAAAGCTATAAATGAAGATGGCTTGGCTGATACAATTTCTAATGATCCTGTCATTCATGATTTCCTTAATTCTTCTAACATCGCACCTAGACTTGTATATCACTTCGCAGCTATTCCAGAAGATCTAGAACGCATTACAGCTATTAAGGATCCGACTGATAAACGATTTGCTTTGAATATTCTACAGCATAAGATTCAAACTGTATTCTCTAACATGGCTAAACAAGCTGCACCTAACTCGCAGCCTAATAGCCAACCTGCATCTAATAATTCTCAACCGTCCTCTGTACCTATCGTTGGAAAGGCTGGCACGGGTGGGGCTAGTAGCGCAGGCACAACTGAACTATCCATGGACGACGTAATGGCTAATTTACGGAGTCACATCTATTAGGAGGCCTTACAATGGCTGCATCTAATCTCGCTGGTCCAGGCGCTGGACTGACCAATCTCAAACTCAAGTACTTTGCTGCGGCTGTGCTTGACTCTCTCCCGTATATCCGTCTCTCTCGCTCTTACTTCAAGGATGATGTTAAGGGTAAGAAAGCTGGTATGACCTATAAGTTCTATGTACCTGATCCGGGTATTGCTGAAGCAGGTACTGCTGACCTTAATGTCGCTGGCATGAATGGTGATGTGTGGGAACTCCCCGTGTCTATCACTCTCGTTGAAGGTAAGACCAAGGTCAACCTTAACGACTGGAATAAACTCACTGCTATCGAAGACTTCGTACGCGATATTGCAGAACCTCATGGTCGCACTCTCGGTGCTTCTATCGAAAAGAAGATCATCGAACAGAACGTGTTCCGTGCTGACTCCGCTATCGTTGACAAGTCCGGCACTCCTTCTACCAAGGTCTTCGCTCTCCTCGCTGGTAAGCTTCGTGCTATTCGTGCGGCTGGTACTAAGGTCGGCTTTGCTCACCCGGACGTGTTCGCTGCTCTCGGCGATGCATTGCTCGGTAAGTTCCTGCCGTCTGAAGTTATGAAGAAGATCTATGGCGACACGGTTATTGCTCATGCTTTCGGTTCTGAATGGATTGAAGAAAACTACATGCCGTTCGTTACCTTCGCTGGCACTGAAACGATCACTGCTGTCAACTTCTCTACTGGTGTGGTTACTGGTACTGGCTTGTTCAATGGCTTGCCGTTCACTGTCACTGGTGGCGATGGCAATAAGGTTAAGACCGTTGACCTTAACGGTATCCAGACCAATGAAGACTTCGTGTTCATTGTTACGGACGTTAACGCTGCCGGAACTTCTGGTAAGCTCCAGATCGACGCTGAAGCTCTCCGCTTTATGAATGGTCCGACTAGCGACACCGTTGCTACGATTAAGGATTACTCTAACCCGACCATTGGTTATAAGCGTTATGCTTCTGATGGCACGGACTACCTTGGCACGCTCGGTTCTTCTTCTGGCAACTTTAGTGTTACCATGCTCTTCAATGCAGATGGTGTAACTTCTAATGCTGCTGGTACCTATGCAATCGTGCAGGTCCGCGACCGCGACGCTCTCGAATTCGACTCTTACGAATTCCCGGACGTTGAAGGTGCTAAGAACGGTAAGATGAAGGCTGCTGAAATCAACGTCCAGACAGCTGAACAGGGCAACATCGCTGACCGTACGTCTATCATGCGTGTTGACGTGCCGTACATGGCTAAGCTCGTTCTTACGAAGCTTGCTCGTGTGGCCTACATCAAGGTTGCTTAACATAAAAATGTAAATCCTCTAATACCTCGGAGGTGAATAAATCCTATACTCTTCGGAGTATAGGATTTATATTTAACTCAATCATTGAATATAAACACGGAGACAATATGGCTCAATTAATTACTACTGTAAAAGACTTACTTACATCTGCATATAGATATGCAGGGGTACTCGGAGAAGGCGCAGACCTCTCTGGTGATAGAACCACTATGGGTCTACATATATTGAATCAATTAATTACTCAAGCTAACATGGAAGTATTTATCCCGTTTGCTCAAGTAATTAAAGATCTTCCTAGTGGATATAATCTATACATATTATCTGACGATGAAGAATTCTTAAATGAAAATATTATCCCGGCAGAATTATCTACATGGGGTCATGGTATAATTATTGAAGCCATTCAACCAAAGATTATTAACTCTGTAGGATATAAAACTGGCATTCAATATACCGCCCTAAAGCGTATAGGCACGGCTGAAATGATGCGTTATACTTTACCTGTATCTAGTGCACCTAACTTCTATGCCTATGAAGAATGGTCTAGCTTTACAGCTCTTCTATTAGACCGTCCTACTGCTTTCCCATTAAGAGTTACTTATTCTAAGAATATAGAGTTGGCTAACTATGATGATAAGCTTAATATGCCTATGCAGTATGTTGAATATTTAATGTATGGATTGGCATATAGACTTGCAATTAAATACCAGCAGCCTTTGGAAAGTATTTCCGGGATTAAATCCTTATTTGATGCTGCACATGAATCCATTGTAAGCATTAATAAGAACGATCAGACTATAACTTGGGGTGATCTTCCTAATGGAACTAACGGTTGGTTCGGGGAAATCTACGCACCACATAACTGGTAAGAGGTACTAATGCCAAACGGAGTTTTAAAACCAGATTTCATTGGGGGTTCTTATCAACTAGACGTGTTAATGGCTAGCCCTGAACTCTCGGAAAATATGTATGTAGAAGCTATAGGATCTAAAGATGCTTCATCCTATACAAATAAGATTCTTAGATCCATCGACGGAAATAAAGCTGTATTAACTTTCCCTGAAGGGGTTATAGGATGCCGTGGCCTTACTACTGTAGGTGCAGGACCTGATTATGCCCCAGATATGTATGCAGTATTTAATGATACCTTATATAGAATCAATGCAGACTTATCTAAAATTGCTGTAGGAAAGATAGGTGCGACTAATACACCAGTTAGATTTACGGAGTCTGGTGGTGTAAATTCTCATTTGTGTTTAGTTAACGGACAGAGAGAAATGCGCGTATGTTCTGTACATGCATTAGATGAGGAAGTTGCAGATACATTTGATTCTATACCGCTACCTAAAAACCCTTATGATACTAGAAACCAAGATTATGACGACCTAGATGATGGGATATCTATTAATGCCACTCATATTATTACTATGGGCGAACGTGTTATAGTTAATGATTCTGAAAGTGGATTCATATTCTTATCTAGACCGGGTGCGTTCCAAGGTGGTACTTATAAGGCATTTGAAACTACAACTGAAATAGATTCTTATGGCGATGAAGTCCTAAAGATTGTATATGAAGCTGATGGTGTAACGCCTAAGTATAAGACTGTAACGGACGCTTCATGGGGATGGAAAGATAGATTTGGTCGATATCAATTCCAGCATGTAATGTCCGCTAATGGCGATGTAGTTAAGGCTATTGAAACTATTAACGCACAAGAACTATGGGTGTTCGGAAATAAATCTTTCGATATATGGGGCTTAAGCTCTGATGAAGAAGGTAATTATTCTTTAACTAGAACTGGTATGGGTACAAACATCGGTATATCCGCACCTCAATCCTTGGCCAAGATTCAAAATAAAATCTGCTGGTTAGGATCTGGTGGCGACGGTGATAATGCTGTATGGGCTGCAACTCAATCTGCTCAACCGCAAAGAATATCTACTCCGGCATTAGAAAGATATATTGCTAAAGTTAAATCCACTGATGCTTTTGGCTTTGCATATAATTATAGTGGACATGCATTCTATGTATTAAGCTTGCCTACTGCAAATAGAACTTTCTGTTATGATTTTACAACTGGTATGTGGCATAATAGAAGTACAAGGGATGCTAATACAAATACCTTAGAAATGTGGTATCCATCTTTCGCCTGTAACTTTAACGGTGAAGTTTATTTTGGTACATATAAAGCTAATGCATTAGTGGTGATGGATCAAAATAAACACACTGAATGGGATGGTCGAAGGATTAGACGCCTTAGAAGAAGCCCTGTAATTGTAAGTGATATGTCTAATATTATTGTAGATATGTTTAGAATTGAATGTGGCACTGGTTTAACTACAGAGCTACAACCTACTGAACCTATCGGAAATAATATGGAGCGTACTAAACAAGGATTCAACCCTAAAGTATCTATGCGGTATTCATATGACGGTGGAAATACATGGAGCTTCTATGGAGAAAGCACTCTAGGAAGAGCCGGACAGTATAACGCCCAGTGTGAATATTATGGATTAGGGATGGGTAGACTCTTTGTTATAGAAGTATCTTGTGATGACCCTGTAGATTTTGTAATTACAACTGCAAAGATTAAGGCTAGAAATACAAGGAGCTTCTAATATGAATGCAAAAGATTATCAACAACCTATTAGTGTACAATTAGGAGGGGTGCAGAATAATAACACCCCTTCTAATGTATCTACTGTAACGGTTAATGCCGTACAGAGTTGTAAGGATATTACTAACTTTTCTATATTCAATGCATTAAACGCAGTTGAAGGATCATGGGGAAATTACTCCGCACCTTCTATTAATGTAACTTATATAGGAAAACTTTGTATATGGAATAAGATTGGATCTGGGTCGCAGACCTTTGATATTCCAATTTGTAAGTCTTATGATTATATGGCTATGATTCTTACTACTACTTCATGTAAGGGTATTATAGTTAAACAAGGCTTACAGCAACTTTCTATAGATATGCCTGATGATGTTGCATGGCAGGTCTCTGGATGTTTCACTCTAATTTCAAAGGACTAACACATTATGGTTCCAGCTCTAATTGTAGGTGGTGCTCTCGCCGCCGCTAGTATTGCTAACAATATGTATAATGCCAGCCAGCAGGAGAAGGCTGCAAAGCGTGCTGAAGAAGGCGCTTTGATGGCTGCTGGTAGCGTGGCTGATGCTTGGGGTAATACTAAGAAATCTTATGATGAAAATAAAGGCTATATAGATAAATTCGGAAATAAGATTACAGATCTATATGGTGATGAAGCAGCTGTAAAAGAATATGCTACTAAGTATAAAGACCTATTATCGCAGGATATGTCTGACGCGATTTATAATCCTACTGATTTTAATTATCAGGGATCTATCGAACAATTCTACGATAAAGGTTGGAAGCTTAATAACCAGATGCAGCTTGATGCATTAGAAAATAGTGCATCTAATGCTGGTAATCTTTATTCGTCCGGCTTAATTAACCAGATGTCTACAACCGCTTCTGCAAACGCTGAAAAGGCTTATAAGGACGCTCTTGAAGCCTATATGAAAGATAAGCAGATCGAAGCAGATATTTGGGGAACTGAAGAAGGCAATAAGCAAGCCGCAGCTAAGCAGTATCTTGATCTTTATAGAGGTCAGCTTGATGCTTATGGTAAGTATATGGGCGATGCAATGGGAGCTTGGGGTGATTATACTTCTGCACTCATTAACAACAACAATTCTAAGGCTAATACTTACGCTAACTATGTTGGTAACTACACTAACCTTCTTGCAAATGCTGGCGGAGCTTCTGGTCAGCCTCTCAATTACTAAGGAGTTATACAATGGCTATTACTATTAATCCTACTAATATTAATCCTAACGTTGGCGACGTATATGCTATGCGTTATAAAACTGAAATGGCTAAACTAGAACCTTGGATGAAGGCTCGTACACAGGCTATTAAAGATATTGGTGATGTAGCTAAGATTGCCTTCATGGGTAAATGGGGCGCAGCAAGCGATGCAGTAAATCCTTACGACCAGTTCGATATGGATGATGGAACGATCGATGAATATGATACTAACATGGTATCTAGTGGAATTGATCCTAAGCTATTTAATGCTATGAACCGCTATAATGAAGCCACGTCTAATTATAGATCTATGTTTGGAAATGAAGACCTATGGGGAGATTAACCTATGGCTGTAGATACAATCAATCTTAATGAAGAACAAAAACGAATGGCTGAAGCTAATGATAAAGCCCGTAAGGATAAAGAACAAGCCTTGCTTATAGCTCAAGCTAAGAAGATGCAGAGTCTTCTAAGTGAGATGGGTTATAATGAAGATTCTATTAAAGCATTTATGGATAGAAATGAATTCAATTCTGCATGGAATGCTAATAATAAAGAACTTAAACCTAAGCCAGAAGATACCCCGGAATCATTAGAATATTATGGTCAACCGGCTGATAGTTCTTTTAATCATATTAACCCTATATATAAAGAAGCCGGACAAGCTGGTTATGCATATAATAAGGATAGAGGCCCTACAGCTAATGGTCCTATTCCGCCGGGTTATAAAGGTAAGCTATCTACTCCGCCACATTATTACAATGTAGATATCGGAGAAAAACCAGTGGAAAAAACCTTTGCATCTAATTATCCATTTAGAAATGATTTGGATAAAAAGCCAGAAGAAGTTCCAGCTGATAATACAAAGGCTGTACCTGAAAACTGGTGGCTGAAGCAACTTACTCCAGAAGTTAATTCTGCTTTAGAAGCTATTGCAAAGCGTGATCCTGAAGCTATGATGCTCCCTGAAGTGAGAGAGCTATTGCAGCGCAGCCGTGATGGATATAATAAACAGATTGGTATTGCAGCTGTAGCTCCGTGGACTAATAATCCTGAACAGACTATGACTCTCGCAAATTTCTTTAGGGAACAGGGCGACAAGAACCTTATGGATGCAGCTGATAATCTAGAAAAAATTAGAACTAGACAGTTAGATGCAACTAAGGCTATGGCTGATGACCTTACTAGACAGAAGGGTAATCTTGCAGGACTCGGAAGTTCCGTTCTTAATATGCAAGGACAAGGCTTAATGAGCCTCCCGGCTGTATATGAAGGTGCTCGTGAAGCTATGACTGAAGCAAATAGGGTTCATGAAACTGGTGATGCAAGACTTAAGTCCGCACAAGCTTCTTTAAATAGTTTTCTTGGTTCTTCTATTGATGCTATGCTTAAGACTGATAAGAAGAATAAGGCTGCAGGTATACAGAAGCTACAGGAAATTAATGACCTAGTAAATTCTAATGGTACTTCTGAATCGGCATGGTATGATACAGTCGATCCTGAAACTAATGAAAAGAAAGTAGGGTTGATTTCTAAGCTTAATGAACTTAAACCTTATCTTAACCAGAACTCTCAAGCAGATCTTACTAAAAGAATTGATGCTATGAATGAAGATCTGGCGGCATATAAAGCTGCTATGGCAACAGAGAAGCAGCATAGGGCAACTGCATTTAACGCAGAGATGCGTGGCAACCAGGTATTTAATACCCTTGCAAATGTAGGACAGTCCTTTAAAATGCCGTTGACGGAGATTAGTCCTATTAGTTCTGAAGTAGGTGAATTAGAAGAAGCCTATGGAAAGTCTAACCAGAATGATTATAAGAATAATGGTTATAATTCTGGTAATGAACAATTTGAGCTTCATGGTGATAATAAAATTATTAAGAAGAATGGTGGAAATAATGGTGGGCCACCGCCTGTACCTAAAGGAAATAAGGCTGAAGCATCCTATAAGCGTGGTATAGATGTTCTTAATAGATATAGATCCGCTAGACTTGCAGCGGCTAATGTTCAAGCTGCATTGCAAGAAGGAAATACTACTGAAGCCGCTTTAACTAGGGCTAATGCTGAACTGGAAAAGAGAGCTTTAGAAGCTAAAAATCTTATTACTGGTTTGGCTACACAGGCTTATGGTGGTAATGATACTGCATATGTTGTACTTGGAGCATTAAGATCTTCGCCGTTTGGCCCAGAAGTAATGGAGCTAGGTAAGCTTTATACAGGACAGATTACTACTGGTGTTGGTAAATTCAACCAGAAGAATGATATCCTAGATAAGCAAAATGCAGAAATTCAAAAGTACCTTAGAGAATTAAATTTAGGGCTTTAAATTTATATATCCATATGTGTAAAGCATATGGATATATATCTTCTAAACTCATTCATTGAATATAAATTTAAGGAGACGATATGGCTACTCAAGATAAAACAGCCGTAAAGCTTATAAGCCCGTTTGAGTTTTCTAATGCTCAAAGACAAGGGTCTGGTATCCCATATAGCGAACTTGTAAAAGCTTATCTTGATGTATATCCTGAAAGACGAGAAGCGTTTGGAAAGAAATCTTCTCTTGGTCAGGCTATGGAATTGATGGATAATCTTAATCCTGATGCTGAAGATGTTCAAACTAGTAATAAGATGGCTTCTAAAGCATTGTATAATATTCATAGACTTCCTGCTGGATATACTGATAGACGTGATGCTCTTCCATTGTCCGCTGATATAACGAATGATTCTTTATATGCCGGGGCGGAACCTGTAAATCCTGAAATTAGATATAATCCATTTGATTATAAAGCTGTACTTAGAAATACAGCTAATGAGCTAGCATCCAGAATTGGTCAACTAAAATCTATGACCAAGCCTGAAGTAACGCTTCAAAAGCTTAAGGAAAAGTCTGGCAAGGATTATATTAGTGATAAGGACTTCTTAGAAGGTAATGATCCTTATTCAAAGGCACCTGATTATAATATTGTAGATACTGTAGCCCTACAGGAAACTCCGCAGCGTAAGCATATGTATGATGTAACTAGGGATTCTACAATTTATAATTTCCCCGGAAACATTGTAAGTCCTGAAGATAGTACTAAAGCAGTTGAAAGAGCTAAAGCAAAGAAAGAATATCAAGAAGGTTTTCATCCTATTGATATAGGCCTAAAGTTTACTCCGCTTAGTCCTATTGCCGTTGCAGCGGAAAATGGTGAACCGTTATCTAGAGGGTTGGCTGGTGCAGGTACATCTATTGCAGGTGCAGTAGGTGGGGTTCTTGCCTCTCCGTTTATTACACCAGTGGGTGGTGCGGCTCTCGCAGGTGCGTCTAATGCCCTTGGCGATGAAATAGCTCGTGGGGAAAGACCAGATGAACTTTCTACATTCGAAACAACCTCTTCATATGGTATACCTACTCTTGTAGGTGGTGGAATGGGTGCCGCCGGTGGTGCAGTAGGAAATAAAGTTTCTAAATATCTTAAGGATAAAAAGCTTAAAGGATTAGAAGCCGAATCTAAAGCTGCCGAAGATGCATATCAAATTGCTAAGCAAGATTATAAGAATGCAAATCAATATATGTATAAGGGTATGCCTTATGATCCTACAAAGCTTGGTAAGACCGCTGAAGAAGAAGCCGCAGAAGAATCTACATCTAAAGTAATGGCACTTATTAAGCAGGGTAAGTTTAATGAATTAGATCCTGTAGATATCGATAATCTAATTCTTAACCCAGACCGTGCAGAAGCTATATCTAATGCCCTTGCTTTACAAAAAGAATCATTTGCAAATGAAGACGCAAGACTTGCTCTTTTACAGAAGTTAAATTCTGATCCTAGATTTATTAGAAAAGTAAATCAAGTTTTAGAAACTGAAGGTGTTGATCCTGCATATACTGAATATGGATCTGATGATCTTGTTAAGATGGCTAGAGGTGAAGCTAGACAGGATCTTAATAACACTACTGATCTTAATAATGAAATTGCATCTTTGGTTAATCCTGATAATGCTGAAAGGTATTATTATAACCCTTCTGCACAAGACATTGCAGCTTCTAAGCTTGTATACTCTGAAGCTAATTTGCCTAAGACCGCAGACCAAGTTATCTTTAATAAGTCTGGTTATGACCAGTGGGGTAAAGCCCCTGTAACTGGTACTGATATGCCTTATAGAGCTAGAGGGCTATGGGATAACGGAAAGGGTTTATTGATTAAAGAAGTTAATGCATCTATGCCTAATGCAGATGACGCAGTAAAGTCTAAAGTAATTAATCCTTTCATTAGTCAATATATAGACCATCGTACTGCACCAGGAATTTCCTTTGGAAGAGGTGCGCAGATACAGGCACAGTCCTATGTTGAAGAAGCTGCTGAAGGTATTCTAGATAGGACTATAAAAGATGCTGATGGACTTAATAGAGTATTTGATGAATATAAAAAGTGGCGACTCCCGGCTGTACATACTCAGGCTGATGAAGATGCAATAAAGAGAGAGTTCGTAGCTAATATTAAGATAGCATTAAATAAACCGGGTGCTGGATATGCATACAAAGATCCTTCTACTATGTCTACAAATGATATAGCTAATAGAGGTAAAGATGTATTAAGAGCCATTAGAAATCCTGCTACATCTGAACTTCATAGTAGCGATCCTTATGGAAGATTATCTTTTAACCAGTTAAGGACTATGTATGATCCTAATAGATCGCCTGAAAATTTCTTAGATGATATTGCTACAATGCTTGACCATAATAATATTAGACTTCGTGCTGGTGAGATTCAAGGTGACCCTGCATTTGGTTGGGCTGGTGGCTTTGAAAGACCGTCTAAAGAAGCTATAGGTGCATTTACTGGTCGTAAAGATAAGAACCGTTTTAGGTATACTATTCAACCTGCCTTAGAAGAAGTAATGAGAACTAATCCTACTGCAACTAAAGCTGCTGTAATTGAAAAGGGTAAAGCCGCAGATATTGCAGAAGATAAAGCTAAGAAAGCTAGAGAGATAGTAAATATCTTTAGGGATTCTAGACCGAAGAATGTAGCAACTTATAGTACACCTGTTATTGTATCTCCATTTATTAATACATATGAAAGTGGGTCATTCATAAATAATCCATATGGTTTATCTAATACTGAAGAAGCTACTCGTAAAGAAGAAAGAGGTGTAGATAAGACTAATGAATTAAAATATAATGCTTTGAATATGATACCATTGATTAATAAAGCTTATAAACCAAAGGCATCTGAAGCAAAGTATAGAGGCAACTTTATGCCATTTAATTATCAATACCAAGATAAATATAAGAAGAAGCCTCAATAACAAATAACTTATAGCCCTATACCTTAATGGTATAGGGTTAAACTTACTCATTGAATATATATTCTAGGAGATCCTATGATTACTGATTTACAAGTATATACCCTTCATGATGCTCTCCCTACCTTTCTAGATACAAATGGAAAGCCGGTTATAGGGAGAATAATCTTCTATGAAGCAGATGGTACAACCTTTAAGGCGATTTATTCCGACCAGAATTATAATGTAGAGCTACCTAACCCGTTGCTTACTAATCTAGCCGGACAGCCTGAAGCTCAACCGTTCCTTAAGAACGGAGTATATAGGGTTGTAGTAGAAAAATTCATCGGCAATAATCTAGCTGATATGGCTGATTATCAATATGAAAGATTAGATCCTGAACACCTTGGCGAAGTAAGCCACTGGGAATTTGATAAAGAATTTGTAATCGACTCTGGAAGAATCGATGAAGAACAGACCACGCAAGCTTATATTGCAACGGTTGAAACGATTGCTGAACTTAGACAGTTATCTTTTAATGAATATAAGTATGCTACTGTAATCGATTATGATGAAAATATAAAGGGCATTACACCTAGAACTTATGTATGGAACGCTAATAGTTCTAGAAATGAAGACTATGGTGCGACGATTATATCTAGCCTTAGTGATGTAGGACGATGGGAACTTCTAGAATCCGCTACATTAGATTCTACTACATTTGGTGTAAGTCCTTATACTGATATGGGTGTGCTTCAATCTAGATTGAACGGTCTAGCAAATTATACTATGTCTAATTATAGAAAGGCACAGATGATTTACTGGAAACCGGGTGTATATCGATTAGATAACGGCGCAAATATTTCCATTGGTATTCCTGTAACGTGTTATGGACAGCTTAAGTTTATGACACCTAATGGTCTATCTAGAATTTCTTTCCAAGGTGGTATAGAATATCCTAGAAAGTCCGCGCTTGTAGATGAAAATACCACGCTTGTAATTAGACAAGATGTTGTACATTCTAGTTGGTTTACACCTACACCTAACCATAATCTAACCTTTGATGGTAATACCGCTTTATTTAATACCATCATTGCAGACAATGTTGTACATCCTAGACAGACATTTAGAAATCTTAATGTACAAGTTGAAGATCCTACGCAGGTTGTAATTGCTAATAACTGTAATATACAGCTTAATACTAACCTTACATCTAACGGTAGCGTGTTTTCTAACTGTAGGTTTGACCAAGGCGTGGGTAAGTTTGTAGGTGAACCTGTATCTATAAATGGTACGACTACAATTTATCCTTGGATGTTTGCTAATAACTATAATGTATATGCAATTAATCTTGGTCAGGATGTTACATATAGCGTTGAAGACTGGGGCGCACAAAGATATGCAGACCTTAAGCTCAATCAAGATAAACACCTGATAGGTAATCTTAATGAAGGCACTATTGATATTACATTTAGATATCCAAGCGATGATGCATCCGACGTCTATGTAATTGAAAATGGTATGGGTACTATTGACTTAGATAGTAAGTATATTAACCTAGAGCTTCATAACTTCTCTGGTACCATTAAGAATGTAAGATATCCTAGCACCTTAAACCTTATCGATTGTTGGGTTAATATTGAAGGCGATGGTGTAGATACTTTGGCTCTCCGTCGTGGATCTATATCTAAAGCTTCTGGTGGTATAGCTATACAATCTGCATTGTTAGTTGAAAATGGTGATATAAATTTAGAGCTTGGTACAATGACTGCATCTTCTGTAGTGATTAGAAATTCTAGAATTTATAAATCCATTATAGCAAATTCCATAGAGCTTAGAGATAATTCTATCTATGCAATTATCGCTGCAAAGAATGTAGAACTTACACACAACCAGATCTATGCTACAATCGACCAGTCTGATATTGAAGGTGTAATTACCGTTAATTGTACTGGTAATATGTTCCATCTAGATTCTGGTAATAATCCTGCAAGACATTATATCCATTCATTTACTCCTAATGCAGTTGTAAATGGTATGTGGGCAAATAATGGATCCAGTTATGATACAATCCACTGGATTAGAATCGACCGTACTAACCTTAAGCTGCAAGATAATGATCATCATTATAGCTATATGAATAATGCAGAACCATTCTTGCAGAAGTATAGTGGAAGAAATCATCCTATGCGATTCCCGTTATATTCTGGATCTAGGTTTTCTGGTCGTGGTGTATTTGCAACTACTAGTATGCCTTTCTCTTTCATCAATAGATTGACTAAGGAAATCTTTGTTGTACCTAGAAGTATATACTGGAAATGCTTTACAGTTGGTCGTGGCTATTTAGCTAGAAGCGGTACAATTCGTTGTAGCTGGAGTCAAGGTATTTTTGAAGACGACTACGTTGAACACCACACTGGCGATATTACTGGTATATATACATGGGGTAGTAGCCTTGTGGTATCAAACCAGTATGTTAATAACGGTCAAAGAACTGGATATGGCATGATGGTATCTCGTGATGCAGACGGAGAAGCTGAATATAATGTAAGCTTTGAAGCGGAAAATGCAGATCATACTACATCTGAATTTAGTAATGGTGTATTGATAGGCTACATCGACAGAGACCCTTATGATGGATGGAACGAAAACTTCGCAGTCTATCCTGCAAGTCCTATGAGCACATTTAATATCTTCGTTTATATGGACAATAATTTTATATCTGGAGTAACTACTCCTATGAATTACGATAATGTCTAATTAAAATTCCCTATGTTTATCATAGGGAATTTTTATCAAAACTCATTCATTGAATATTCAAACGGAGACATATATGGCTTTAACTCAATCTTATCCAAGCGCATATTGGCAGCAGTTCTTTGATGAAGATGGAAATCCTTTATCTAACGGCTCGATAAAGACTTATTATGCCAGCGATCATTCTATGCCTGTACAGACATATACATATCCTGGTAGTGGGATTAAGCATCCTACAATTATAATGCTTGATGCAGCTGGTCGTTGTACCTTTGCATTAGAAGCTGGTATAGCTTATTACATCGAAGTCTATGATAGGGATAATAACCTTAAGGGTACATTTGATAATGTAACCGCCGGAGGTGGCGAAGGCGGAGTTGTACCAGTAGGCGATAATGAAATTGTATATGTATCTACGGAAGATACATATTCTACAATTACGCAGATTATAAATAGCGGAAAGCTTCCTGTATTAAAAATAGGAAACGATGAATGGATCTTTGCTCAATCTGCAATCAACCAAGCTATTCCATCTGAAGAAACAGAAGATATTATTCGTCGCTATAGCTATATATTTACTCGTGGCCCTCACGGTGTGATTGAAGAATCTATAAACGATGTAGATACAATCACTGCGGTAACTAGTGATATATATGAACTAACGCAGAATAATGCATGGATTAGACATGACCAGTTCCTTGCTACATATGATTTGTCTAAAGCAATCTATAGTGAATTTATTGACTACAAGACTGAAGTAGATAATATCTTAACTAATAAACAAGATAAACTTGTAGCTGGCGATAATATTACAATCAATGGAAATACTATTAGTGCGATTGTGCCTAATAGGGTTCAATCAGACTGGGCAGAAGCTAACACCTTAAGTCCGGCTTATATCAAAAATAAACCAGAACTCTCTGAAGCATATTTCCATGCTATAAGCTCTGTACAGGTCTATACTGGAACTGATCTTAATGCATCTTTAGCTGAAGCAGACCATAAGGGGTTTGATATATATCTAGAAGCTGGTGTCCTTAAATTTAAGAAAGGATACTATCATGTAGACGTGGATGTAAAGATTACTGGTGCGACTGTAGATGTAAACGATTATCAAGTTATCTTAAGTGGATATGGATATTCTAAGCTTAGACAGACGTATGATAATACTTATGCCCACGATGAAATCATTCATTTCTCTTATGATCTAATCGCATTGAATGATGATTATGCATTACCGTTGACGGTATCCCATTCTATTCCTAATGCAAGCGTCTATATTGAAAGCATTCAAGCCTTTGACGTTCTTGCTTGGACTGTAAATGGTTTAACAATCCCGGTGGATTCTGAATTATCTTTAGAGAGTGAAAACCCGGTACAGAATAAGGTTGTAACTGCTGCATTAAATTCTAAAGCAGATGCTAGCTCTCTTGCAACCGTGGCTACGACTGGTGATTATAATGACTTACTTAATAAGCCTAATATCCCGGCTATGCAGGTTCAAAGTGACTGGACTGAAACGGATAATACAAAGAAATCCTATATTAAGAATAAACCTGAACTTGCAACGGTAGCTATTACTGGATCTTATAATGATCTTATAGATAGACCACCAAGCCAGATTGTTGGCTTTACAACTGATGCAGAAGCAAATAGTATCATAGCTGATTTCGTATAGGAGAAATTATGGCTAACTTTAATGGCGAACATGTAACTAAACTTACTCAACTTTACAACATGCTCATGGGCTTGTGGAACAGTGCAAAGGGCTTGTTTGCTACTCAAGCGGAACTAACCCGTGTTGAGCAGTCTATTCCTGATGCTCAAGTTCAAAGCGACTGGGATGAAACTGATACTGATTCAAAGGCATATATTAAGCATAAGCCTAATATTCCTGAAATGCAGGTTCAAAGCGACTGGACGGAGACTGATACTTCTTCTAAAGCTTATATTAAACATAAGCCGGAAAATCTAGTACAGGACGCTTCTTATGTGCATACTGATAATAACTTCACTACAGCGGAAAAGAATAAATTAAGTGGTATTGAAGCTGGGGCGCAAGTTAATGTACAAGCGGACTGGAACCAGTCTAATAGTTCCGCAGATGATTATATTAAGAATAAGCCGGAGAATCTTGTACAGGATGCAGACTATGTACATACAGACAATAACTTTACTACGGCTGAAAAGTCTAAATTAGAAGGTATTGAAGCTGGTGCTGAAGTAAACGTTCAAGCAGACTGGAACCAGACTAATAGTTCCGCTGATGATTACATTAAGAACAAGCCTGAAAATTTAGTTCAAGATGCTTCTTATGTACATACAGATAATAACTTTACTACGGCTGAAAAGAATAAATTAAGTGGTATAGAAGCTGGTGCAGAAGTAAATGTACAAGCAGACTGGAGTCAAAGCGATACTACTGCAGATGATTACATTAAGAATAAACCGTCTAATGCAACTATAACTACAGATGGCTTTATGTCCGCTGCAGATAAGACGAAGCTTAATGGTATTGCAGCTGGAGCTGAAGTAAACGTTCAATCCGACTGGACACAAAATGATACCTCTGCTGATGACTATATCAAACATAAACCAGAATTGTATGGATTGATTTCCGGCACTGGTATTAATCTCGAACTTAATGAAAGTGAACAAGTGGTAATTAGTGCAAATAATGATCCACAAGTTCAATCTGACTGGACGGAAACTAATACCTCTTCTAAGGCTTATATACAGAATAAACCTAGCTTTGCTGCGGTGGCTTATACTGGTTCATATAGCTCTTTGACGGGCAAGCCTGATATTAGAAATGTTCCTGATGTAGCAAGTGCTGATAATGGAAAGGTTCTAACCGCCGAATATAGTGGTGGAGTTGGATCTTATTCTTGGCAGGTTGCTCCTATAAGCCTTCCTCCGTCTACATCTTCTGATGAAGGAAAAACTCTTGTTGTAGATTCTAATGGTGATCCATCTTGGGATATTATTCAATCTGATTGGAGCCAGTCTGATAACACTGCAAATGATTATATTAAGAATAAACCGACTAACATGCCGCTTAAAGCTGGTAATAGAATTACATTTGCTTATGTAGATGACCAGCTAGAGATCAGTGCAGCTGCCGCCTCTCAGGTTCAAGCTGACTGGAGTCAGGCAGATTCCAGTGCAATAGATTATATTAAGAATAAACCTTCTATTCCTGTTATAGGAACTATTACTTTATAAGGAGACTTTATGTCAACTACTTTTGCAAACACTATTGACAGCAATCCTATATATGCTCAACGAGCCGAGCAGGATAAAGATGGAAATAGAATTGATACCACCTATGCCAAATCATCTTCATTGGCTACGGTGGCCACTTCTGGTTCTTATGATGATCTTAGTAATAAACCTACGATCCCGGCTGCGCAGGTTCAATCTGATTATGCTCAGACTGATTCTTCGGCTGTCGATTATATTAAGAATAAGCCCACACTCTTTAGTGGAAATTATAACGATCTTACAAACAAGCCTGATCTTAGCATCTATGCAGAGTCTAGCAATCTTGCTTCTGTGGCTACTTCAGGATCGTATAATGATTTAAGTAATAAACCTACTATACCAGCTGCGCAGGTTAATGCTGACTGGAATTCTTCTTCTGGTGTAAGCGAGATTCTTAATAAGCCTAATCTTGCAACTGTAGCTACAACTGGTTCTTATAACGACCTTTCTAATACTCCGACTATACCAGACGGTGTGCCAGCGGTTACATCTTCTGATAACGGAAAGGTTCTTAAGGCTACATATAGTGGTGGAACTGGTTCTTATAGCTGGGAAACTGAAAGTGGTGGCGGTGGTGGTGGCACTCAAGTTCAGTCTAACTGGACAGAGTCCGACACTACGGCTGTAAGCTACATTCAGAATAAACCTAACCTTGCAACGGTGGCTACAAGTGGGTCTTATAATGATCTTACTAATACACCAACAATTCCTGCTGCTCAAGTCAATGCAGACTGGAACTCTTCTTCTGGTGTAAGCGAGATTCTTAATAAGCCTAATCTTGCCACGGTCGCTACAAGTGGGTCTTATAATGACTTAAGCAATAAGCCTACTATACCAGACGGAGTGCCTACTGTAACAAGTAATGACGACGGAAAGGTTCTCACTGCCGTATATAGTGGCGGAGCAGGTTCTTATGGATGGGCTACTGCTAGTGGAGGTGGTGGTTCTAGTCCTACATATGATTCTGATTGGACTAGTGTAACTATAACAGGTTCTGGTACTACTCATCATTATGATATAGATAATACGAATACGAATAATTTCTTTTTAAGGAATATATCTGGAAGTTATCCATCT